CGGAGGTAAATACGTTCTTCCAGCTTTGAGTGTCCATTTTTCGCCCATACCAGATAACCTGCCGGGAGATGTCGTTTAAACAACTCCAAAGCATGCGGTTTTGCGCAAGGCTTCTGGTGTCTTCCTGTATGATTATTTGCAGTGGCTTGGCGGGATTGATAGGTAGTTGCTGAATGGCGGTAATGCAGTTTTGTCGGATGTCGCTGTCACGCAGCAGGAACGTCATTTTCTCCATCAGCTTCACCTTTAACCAGTGTAAGTTTCGGCCTGTAATCAGACAGGGTTATTGTCATTTTCTTCTTCTCAAACTCATGGATGTATTCGGTTTTATCCCCTGCATCCATAAATCCCATTACATAACTGAGCATGTAATTAAGAGGGTCTGCGCCTGAGCGGTGCATCATGTCGAGTGCCTGCTCCATTTTTTCATATGCTTTGTTTGCTCTAGCCATTACTCATCTCCTTTAACGGTTATCCCGGCGGCGCGAATACGCTCGGCGCAATCTGCTATCGCTTGGTAGGCAGAAAGCGGGTCGTCGTAGCTCTCTTGTGTCGGCATCTCCAAGACCAGCGCCTTCCTACTGGCCTGCCATGCTGCCCACATGTATGTGTAAATTTGCACTGAGTACCCACCGCTGGGGTTGCGCTGGCGTTTCAGATATCCCCAAGGCAATGCCCCGGCCTCTTCTGCCCAATTTTCAAACTCTTCTCTGCTATTATCCACGCCTACCTCCCGCCCATCGCCAAATAAAAAGGCCAACAATCAATGCTGGCCCTGTCGTTAACTCTGTTATGTAAAGTGGTAGCATCATTCACCTTCCTTTGGTGGCTCGGGGAGTGGCTGCCAGTGAGTGACTTTATTTCCAACGGGCTCACCAAAAGGCTCATGAAGGAATTTACATTCGTGCTTATTGTAATAAGCGATTAAAGAGTTACACCCCTCACTTACGATGACTGCAGCGTGGTCCCAACCATCACACTCCGGCATTCTCTCGCTACAGCGAATCCAGTTACCCATCACTCCCCCTCATTCATCATCAGGAAGACTATCATCGCGGCACGGAGTGGGTTTGCCTGATACTGAATTCTGCAATCATCGAACTTATCAACGGCATTCCACCAGGCAGAACTGGCATCCTCTGCGCAATCCCAAACCATACTGATGCAGTTTTCCACGATAATCGGCCCCGCATCAGCCCATGAGTTGCAGTAGTTACCTATTGCCAAATATTTTGCTTCTGGGTTTTTAGACTGTGACACCAAGGCCATTGAAACGGCCTCGTTAATCTCAAAGTCGCTTAGCTTGCTGTAATCAGTCATCATTGCTCTCCTTCCTGCTTAATGACGGGTACGGGTGGGGCGGTGTACAAAGGGTTTACATAATGCCTGGTGGCGGTTGATGAGATTTTCCCGCCACACTCGAACAAACCATCTTCATAACCGAAAGCCATTGGTTCCGCAGTAAGCGCTGCAAGGGCGATGTTCATCAGCTCAACCATGTATTGCTTTCCATCTGCACACTTCCATCGCTTAACTTCAATCATCGCCAGCCCAATCAGATCTTGCCTCTCCTGCTCACTCAGTACAGGCATGGTGTAATTGGTCATTTTTCAATACTCCAGAGAGGTGTCGTTGTTCAATTCGTTCTGCTTGCAGAACTCCTGCCATTCCCGCTCTAAACGCTTGCAAAAAAACTTCACGCGGCATTGCTTGAATCTACTGATAGCTGAGAATTGCTTGAATCTACTGATAGCTAAGAATTGTGCTGTACCTTCCGGAAAATCCGACCTAAACGCCTCTGCAAGCGGCACCAGAACCAGGTAAAGGTAATCATTATGTTCATCAGTCGCTCCATCTGATTCCTGCTGCTCAAGGATTGGGAGTGCGATTTCCAATGCGGGGAGATAGACCTTCTCGTCTCCCGTTAACCCCTTTCGTGGGTTAGATTCATTTTCTCTGAGTTGCTGAATCAGACTGCGAACTTCTTTTGCCGTTAGCTTCTTCATTGCCCTTCCCCTTGTTTAGCTGGCTCGTCACACACAAGGTCTCGCGCCAATACGCTTTTTATTGCTGCGGCTGCTTTAGTTAATTTCGGATTAGGCCATGGATACCAGTTGTATCGACTCATAATTTCACCTTTATTTCAGCCAGAAGCCTGAGAGCAAAATCGAGATTAAATATCGCCTGCTGAACTGGTTGCTTACCCAGATTCACTCTCTTATCGTCATATTTGCTTATCAGTACCATCGCGCGGTGCTGGCGCATTCCGGCTGTCATGACTCTTCCTTGCTTCTAGCCAGCCATGCTTCAAGCGCAGTTACCCATACAAGCTTAAAATTGGTTTCATCGAGAATCCCGCGATACCGATCTTTAAACCATGCCTCAAACTTCTCTTGCTCTGTCCTCAGTGCTTTATAGTCGCGTTCGTAGCGATTCATGATTTCACCTGCTCTGCTACAACTGATTCCTGAAGTAAATCCGCCAGGTCCATCCCAAGCCATTCGCATGCACGATGCATATCTTCAGCGGGTATAATCCGACGCCCGTTATCCAGCACCATCACAGTGATCGTTAGTCCTGGCACTATCTGCATCTCGCTCTCTGAGATAACCGTCGGTAATTTATCTGTCATAGCAGCACCTCATATCCTTCGTCTCGCTGTAGGGATGCGTAATAAACTTCCCATTCGCCGTAACTAACCCCATTGAAAACACAGCCAGACCAGGAGCGTCGGTCGCATTCAGCGTAAACCTCTGCGAACACGTCTTTTGGCATGGAAACCAATTCGGTTATTTGAGCAATGTCTAAACTCATGCGGCACTCTCCATTCCCTCAAGCCAGAAGAAAAACGCCCGGTCTACCACGGCATCCTGATAGCCAAGATGTGATCGGGTCAGGCTGTGTTTGTCACCGTGAACGCTGCGATACAGTCGCTCAAATCTGATTCGTAGAGCGTCCATCATGACCTCCTGGGAAGATTGAGTTTTTTACGAATTTCGGCCAAGTGGTTCAGCGCCTTTTCGTTTCCTGTGGGGCAATGAAGATGCGGCAGTTGTGGTCTCGGTTCCGGGATAGATTCCCCCGCCTCGATACGGCGTGACATTTTCCGCAGTTCGTCAACACAACGCTTTCTGACTTCGCTGTCACTTAGGTTGAAAGATCGCATCTGGTTGTAGACGGCGGTGACCATGTGGAAGCACGGCGCGCTTTTCCACGGGTATTTCTCGCTACTGTCGTACATGCCACGGTCTCGGCAGTACAGTTTGAACATGCTGTAAAGCTCATCTTCATCAGGCAGGCCAGAGGCGCGGTGCTCACCCTGCTTACACCAATCGATAAACTGACCAGGCGATGGCAGGAACGGTGAGCCACTGGCGCGGGCCAGCTTCATGCCTGCCGATAGCTGCTGTTTGTTATGAATGCCGTTCTCTGCAAACGCAGCGATCCACTGGCGCTTTGCTGAGGCTTCGTCATTCGGGTTGCGCCATGCAGTGCTTACCGACGCCGGGAATACCTGCTTCAGGTTTGAAAACAGGGCGTCTACCAGGCGCTCAACGTCTTCATGCACTCCACGTTCAACCGGGCGCGGGCCATCACCTGCGATGCGAGCCAGTGCGCCTGAATCACGATTCTGAATTGCTGATACAAGATTTCTCATAGGAATTCATTCTCCCAGGCTTCGCGGCTGTTCCAGTGCGGGGGTTTTTCGTCAGTTGGCGTCTTACGGGGCGGAAACTTTGGCTTGAATAGGCCCTGGTAACCGTTGGCAATGCTTGTGTTAATCACTTCAGCTGGGTTGTGACCTTCGTCAAAACATTCTTTCAGGAGGTTGAATGCCTTGGTGATCGTGATGGCCGTTTTGATTGGCTTGCGGGACTGGCTCCGATACTGAACCCACTCAGACCAGGATCGGGCATCCATCCATTCGGGTATTGGGATATCCAGGGGATTGAACTTCGCCACTTTTCCCCCTTGGGGGATTAAGGGGGTATTAGTATTTTCTTTTTTATTTAAAGTATTTCTTTTGTGTGTCTCTAACTTAGAGACTTCATGTGTCTCTATCTTGGAGACACTTTTTGTCTTCAACTTAGAGACACTGTCTCGTTTTTGGAGACTATTCGTTAAAATCCACGATGAAACCTCTTTGTTTACTCCGATTTTATTGCCATCCAGAATCAGGCAATGCATTGAAATAAGTTCTTTTTTCGCCTTGTTCACGTTCTGCCTGGAGAGGCCGGTAATCTCGGCTACCTGGATATCGGCTATCCTGTCGGATTTCTTCTGGAATCCGTAGGTTTTCCGTATCACTGCGATCATCACCTTCAACTGACGAGCAGTTAAATCAGCTCCTGCAATGGCCTCTAGCAGCTCGTTAGCGATGCGGGTAAATCCGTCATCAGTATCAGCCACACGGTGCTCCTTCTTACCCGGCTCCGGTCCGGGGAACTTGATAACCTCGGCAGTGTTCATGACTCTTCAACCTCGTAATCAGTGAAGTAACCATTCTTCATTTCCATAAAACGGGGCTCGGTGACGGTGTAAGCTATGCGCCCTTTCCTGACTTTCCCTTCTGGGTCAATCATGGTGCAGCTATAGATAACCCTTCGCTGCCATTTCCCAGGCATTTCAGCGATGCTAAGAATTTCCAGCACGCGTCGCCCTTCACCGTCTGCCCGGTAAAAGACTTGATCGCCATATCCACAATCTGCCGGTTCAAAATGCTTGTTACATCCTCCGATCCATCTTTCATCGGTTAGAACATCACCGCCAAATGTTTGATAGTCAGTGCAGATAAAGCGGAACGGATAAACAGTTTCAAACTTATCTCCAACCTTCAGCATACTGTTTACACATCCAGTTATTCCTGGCATAATTTTCTCCTGTGATTGGTGTCGCTAATCGCACTCAGGCCGCAAAGTGTTCCAGCACTTCTGCGGTCTTTTCTTTTGTCATTTCCAGCTGCAGTCGTGAGTATTCGAGCTGTATCCAGATCAGATGCCGGTAGTGCTCCAGCGGTATTTTTCTCTCCCCTTTCATCACGAAATCTTCAACTCCCGATGCGGCAAGCTGATCCATGATTTCCGGGTACTTCTCTGTGCGTCGTAGAACGGTGGAATCGGCTACGTTAAGCAGCTTTGCAACTACGGTCTGGCGGGTATTGCTAAGCGCCTGGTGTGCGGCCGACAACAGATGACGACCGATGAACGCAATACTTCCTGATTTGCGTTCGTTTGCATGTTCCATAATGAATACTTGTCCTTAATGAATAGTTAGTTACGTGTATGCACCGTGGGGTGCCACATTTGATTTTTCCCCGCGTTGTCGGCGAGCTAGATTGTGTAAAGAGCGGTGGTGCTTATGCTGCTACTCGATAAGACTTTTCTTGATACTTCAGGGCGCCAGCTGTGACGATTTCCAATCGGTAGGCGTCTTTCTCAGGGATTATCTCCTTCCACTGAGATACGGCGGCGTCACTAATGCCTAATGCACGTGCCACTGCTCGCTGGGTTCCGAAGTGGTCTATTACCTGTTTCTTTCTCATGGACTCGCTCCGAAAATTAAAGAACACTTAAATTATCCAACTAAAGGAAACTTAAGTCAACACGATTTAAGATATCTTAATTATGAAAAACACATCGGTTGGCGAGCGCATTCGTGCGCGTAGAAAAGAACTGCGTCTCACGCAGAAAGATCTGGCTGCAAAAGTCGGGGTCTCTCATGTATCTATATCGCAGTGGGAGAAGGATGAAACTGCGCCGCGAGGAGATAATCTACTTTCTCTGGCTAAGGCTATGGGGGTTACAGCGAACTTCATTTCGACAGGTGAAGATGCAATCTCTAATGTCTCCCCGTCTGCAATGGGTAGTAAAAGGATTCCAATTTTGAGTTATGTCCAGGCTGGGCTGTGGACTGAAAGCCAAGAGATTAGAGGGTATGACGGCGGTATGAGTTATTTGTTAACAGACGATGACTGCTCTGATAGTGCGTTTGCTCTTGTGATTGAAGGTGACTCTATGACGCCTAAGTTCAATGCTGGCGATCGGATTATAGTAGATCCGGACGTATACCCAATACCTGGTGACTTTGTTGTGGCTCGCGATGATGTGAAGAATGAAACTGTATTCAAAAAGTACCGACCGACTGGCATAGATATGCATGGTAACGATGTATATGAACTGGTGCCTTTGAACGACGACTTCCCCACCCTTCAATCTGACACCGGGAAGTTGAACATTATAGGCACGATGATTGAGCATCGTATAAGCAGGAAGAATCATCGGCGCTAGACCAGTGGCCGGGAGACATTCGGGTGAGCCTAGTCGCGAAATAGCCAAATCAGGAACAAAATAACACTCAGGTTTGTGCAGGACACGATGAGCGCAAACCATGTAAGAAGACTTACACTTTCCATAAGGACTCCTCATGACAATAGAAAGGATTCTTTCACTATTTGCAACAATGGTATCAGTTGTTGCAGTTCCTGCAAGCGGATATCTCAGCTACCGATTTGCTGTTATAGGCGAAAAGAGGAAGGAGTGGAACGCTATAGCAGAGCCATTGCTGGAGCATTACGAGACAGTTGCGAGAGAAGCGAAAAACAATCAAACATATAGCACCACCGCCATCCCTGTAGAGCAGGTTGATAAAATACAAAGAAGAATGAGAGCTTCAGACAGGAAAGAATTCAGGCTCCTGGTGGAGTCGATCATATCACTGCGTCATGCGCCTCCATCGAATGAAAGGAATGCAGAATTACGCATTGCCGCGCAACGCATGTGCGACCTTATTAGGCTGAAGTAATAGACCTAAACCGGCCACCGCGCCGGTTTTTTTGTGCCTGCCGATCGCCATATCACACGCAAAGGGCTACCCCTTTCAAAATTCCCCCGCCCCTGATTATCAACCTTTAGCTTTAAACGACTGAGTTGAAGGGCTTTCGTTTTATCTGCACTGCACATATCAACCTAAATTTTAAGTTTTCTTTATTTTATGCTTGACGATTAATTTAAGTTGTCTTAAATTGGATTCATCAGCAGAACGCAGCCCACCGCAGAAAGCTGAATGCTCTTTAACAACTGGCAGCGCTGACAAAGCGCAAGACAACCAAACGAGATGGGTTTGGGGTGAGTTGAGCTAGAAACAACGCCAACACCAGGGCGCAGCTCAGCTCACCACCAAAACCATTTCAGGAGGCACCATGACAACTATCACTTATGGCAGTTCTGTAAAAGAAACAGCAAAAAGTCGTCGCCATGCTCGTCGCCGCGCAGTTGCGATTGAACGTGACAATCTGGAGGGGGTTATAGATTCAGCATTCGGCGTCAAAACCCTCTCTCTGGCCGACAAACGCATGAGGGCCCAGCAAAGGGTTAAGTCAGCCCGTAAAGCCTCTGTAATCGCTTCTGGTTGCAGCAATCGAGTACTTAAAGCAGTAGCGAGTCCGAGTGTTCGCGAAGTGAAAGAGGTTGAGTTTGTTACTCGGGAGAATCCTGAGTACCGGAAGGTGAACAACCCTTACGGCCAGCTTACTAACGCCAGGCAGAAAATGCGCGGGTGCTGCATTCCACTTATATGAGGTGAGATTGTCATGGAGAGTATAGGTAAATTAGTAGTATCGGTTAGCTTCGATACTACTGAATTAAGAAATCAGATTAATGATTTACGGCAGTTACTTAATTCATCGCTTGAATGCTTTCCTGACTATATCGTTGAGATGATTCTGCGCAGTCTTCCTGCTGTGCTCGAGGATATCGTCCTGTGTAATAACTCTCCCGCAACCGGCACAGGCCTTGATATTGTTCATAGTGTGAGGTTTGGCACGAAATACGAAAGACTCGCTGCCGCAATCAGGGCAAGAAAACTGAGCACGGATACTCTCTGACATAAACCATCCTTTTCGAATGACTGTGGACCCAGAAACATATCAGTTTCCTTTGACTGTGGAAAGCAGGGAAATCACTCGCCGGGCGTGGCTAAATATCCCGGCACACACATTATAAAGGTCGCGAAAGCGGCTTTTTTATTACCTAAATTCAGGGTAACAATATGAAACAGCTTATCGAATTACTGAAAAAGAAAGGCTCTGACTTCACTGTTGATGGCGACAAGATCAGCGTCGGCGGCTACCTCGACCTGGAAGGCACCGGTATCACCCAGTTACCGGATAACCTGAGCGTCGGCGGCTCCCTCGACCTGGAAGGCACCGGTATCACCCAGTTACCGGATAACCTGAGCGTCGGCGGCTCCCTCTACCTGCGCGGCACCGGTATCACCCAGTTACCGGATAACCTGAGCGTCGGAGGCTCCCTCTATCTCGATCCGGAGAAAATCAGCAACGTTGCTTATCGTGAAAACTGTGGTTACGGCAGCAGAACTATTTTTGCCGTATGGAATGGCAAAGAGTTCCGTATTGGGGCTGGTTGTTTCTTTGGTTCGATTGCTGATTTTGAGTCAGCAGTTGATGAAAAATACTCTGGTTCTGCTGCGGAGAAATACAAGCAGGCAGGTCGTGAGTGTGTTGAAGAGCTAGCAGTGAAACTGAACAAGGCTGCGTAAAGCGGCCTTTTTTTAACAGCGGCGCTGCCGCAGGAGTGAGAGATGAGTGATACCTACCAAGCAGTTTATGATGCCGTAAGAAGTCGAATCGGTGGCACAGATATTGGTAGTGCGATTGAGAGTGCAATGCGAAGCGAAAATTTCGGACATTACTTTCAACAAGCCTGTTATGAGATGCAAAACGCGGCAATTGAACATAGCCGGCCGTGCGTCGTTTTTAAGCCGACATTGAATCAGGACGGCAATGCATGGGTGGCCGTTTATGGTGACTTGCCAACTGGAGTTGTTGGGTGTGGTGATTCTCCAGCGGAGGCCATGAACGACTTCGACGTTGCTTGGCATAAGTCAGCTACGAAATCCTAACAGGCTGCCACATGGCGGCCTTTTTATTGAATGCAAACAGTTGAGGGGATGGGACGCTCACCGAACTGATAAAGCATGCCGGAATAGAGTAATACCGCAGAAGCCATTACCGCAGTGGCTTCGACGATGTTACTCACATCATCCATGAGACCTTTTGCCGCTCACACCGAGCGGCTTTTTTATGCGCAATACCAAAGCGCCATTACTCAATGACGCTCCGTTATGCAAACCAATCAAATCATTCACCTGGAGCTACCTATGCAACACGCATTTGCCGGGGCTATCCCAATGGGTAGCTTCTGGCCTCACACGTCT